TCTAAAGCATCAATACCCTTTCCAACTATTAAAGAAGCGATTGATTCGATAACAGTTTTATTTGTATTAGAGTATAATGCTCTATCACCTAAGTATTTGAAATAGTTGTTTTTGTATAGCTTATCTGTAGTATTATCTAGCCCATAATCAACGAACTCAATTCCACCTTTTGACATCTCTTTTACACAGACGCTTGGCTCAGATGAAAACCTTTTATTTTTTTTATTACTCATATTGTTAATCTTCTGTATTTATTATGTATTCAAAATCTGGATCAGAATTGTATTCATATTCTCCATCTTGAATTTTATAATCTGTAGAAACTTGGTCAGTCACCGTTACCAAGGTAGACCAATAAACCTCAGAATCTCCTGTATTTTCTTTCACTCGCATTAATAACATACTACCCTCAATCGATGGGTGAGTTATATCAAACTCAAACAAATAACCGTCCAATACAAGTGTTTTATTGTATTCTGTAGATTGCCTAGTTGATTGATTTATGACCTCAACAATAACATCATAAGATATATTGTAATCCGAAGGAATGAATTTTACCGTTTCAGTTGCATTTGTTTGAAAGTATCTCATACTATTAAATACAAATTGTTACATTTTTGTTACTAAATGAAAAAAGGCAGGTGTAAAACACCCACCTTTAGTAAATTAAATCAAATCAAAGAACTATGCAGCAGTTACTACCGTAGTATTAACATCATCACCAATAATAGTAGGATCGATGAAATTGGCAGGGGCTACTTCTTCTCCTGTGGCTTCTAAGTTATACCCAGAAAACTCAGCCATATTACCACCAGAAGCAGTAGATACAGCTACATCACAACCATTCTCAAATCCAGCAATTCTAAAATTACCATTATAATCTTCAATCACTATCTGAGGGTTGCCCCAAGACATTAATTTTAATTCTTTGTTATCTGCTACAGTTAATTTTTGTAGTGCTACGGTCAACGTTTGATCCCATTTAGAAGTTCCAGCCGTTTTATCAACAGCGTTAGCCTCGTCAAATGTATTGCCATCACCACGAACTTCGTATTTATACAAATTTACAAGAGTAGCGAAAGCGGTAATTTGATCGTCACCGTCTAACGTAGCGGTAGTGTCTAAATCATCTTCATTATTTGCGAAGTAAATATTTTTAATACCCCCTCGATTGTCCTTGCATGATGTTCCACGCCCAAGACTTAAATCACAAGCCATATATTTATTTTTTTTAAAGTTATTACAAAAAAAAAGAGAGTAAGAGCAAAGAACCCCTACCCTCTTTTAGTTTATTTATTCAGCTTATTATGCTGAAGTTGAAACATTCCAAACGATGTCTTCACTATTGGCATATTGAACACCCGCAGTAAATACTTCTTTGTAGCGTACTTGACCTGATAAATCAGATTCATCCATGTCTTTAATGCGAACCTCATTGTGGTCACTTAATAAACCAGTTCCAAAAACCAAGTTTTTAGATTCAGCTACTACAGCAGTATTATCAGGTAAACCCCCAATTTCTGTAAGCGTATAGCGACCATATACCAATGCCGTATTAGCATCACCACCTAGACCGTTAGAAAGTCCGTTAGAGATTAGATACTGTGACCAAGCATCTGCAACATCAGGAGAAACACCAAATCCTAGTGATTTTCTACGTAATGCAACAGGAATAGCTGCCACTGTGTTTTGCATAAATTCAAGAACGTTAGCACTTGTAATTGCAGCAGGCACAGCTAAATTAGCAACCCCGTTACCATTCTTTACAAGGCTTGCATCAGCAGTAAACGCTTTGATAAATCCATCGAACTCACCATCGTTAGTTGCATCACCTTGCCAGATGTTATCATCTGTTACAGAAGCACCGTCTGCACCAATTTCAGCAAGCAAAGCAGATTCTACATCTTGTGGCATATTGTCATTATGAGCAGAAAAGCCCATAGTTGCACTAGACCAGATTTGACGTAAATCCTCTTTACAAATTTCTAATTCGTTTTTGATCTTCTTAGGGGCTAGAATCTTCTCAGAAAGAGTTACAGCACCCTGCGGAGTGAATCCACAAGTATAATCGGTACGCCCATTAGCATACGCAATTTTACGAATTGATATCTGGTAATCGATATCTGCATACACAGTTACGAATCCAGAGCTAAGTGTGTCGGCTTCTTTGAATGAAGCTCCGATAATATCGCCAGCTTCTTTACCAGCATAATTACTATTTACAGTTACAGTTGTAGCCATTATTTTCTATTGTTATGAAAGTTAATCAAGCGAGATTTTTTCGTTTTACCCTCTTGATGTATTAATTTTTTACTTGTTTGTTTAGACATTGAATGTTTAGCTGGCTTAGTTTCCACGATTGCTTCAACTTTACCATTCTTAACCTCAATAGATTCATCTTTGTTCTCTAGTTCGTGTGTACCATCTAACAACTCTACTTCGTCACCTACAGATAATAAACCTTCGATTTTAGAAAACAAATCTTGTTTTAATTCAGTAAAAAGCAAATCTAAACTTTCTTTTTGCTCTTTAGAAAAATGCGTTTCAGTAGAAATAGATTCTACTACTTTTTTAGGTGCTTTAGCAACTTCTGCTTCAGCTTGTTCCATTGGTGCCTCTTCAACAACTTCTTCTTCGTCTTGCGTTCGCACTTCTGCAATCATGCCTTCCTCAGAAACTACAATTAATCCTATTTCGGTTGGGTATTCTCCAACAGGTAAAGGAACTCTATTGCCTTCGGGATCAAGAACAAAAACAGCCTGACCAGCTTCAAAAGCATCAGCCTCTAAAGTAGCTTGTTCGTCACCCTCACCTAGGGTAAGCGTTTCGAACTTATGCTCTTTTGTTTGTTCAATTCCTAAAGCAACAGCGATACCCTTTAGGGCTTTTGTAGCCATAGTAGCCACTTCTTCTGCTTTGTTTACTTTATTCATTTATTATAAAATTTAATTATCATTCTACACTATTAAATAAATATTATTTATAATCTGTTATATTTTCAGATTAATCTTCTAATATTTCTTTTATTGTTTGCTTGAAATCCTTTGATGCTTTTACTTCAATTCCTTTAAACCATCCCTCTAATGAGAAGCCCTTAAACTCGCCCGATTTGGCTTTAGCGTAATCTTCATCTGTTACCTTCATAGAGATGTAGATAGTGCCTATAGGATCGCTACAGCCGAATGCTACAGATTTATCATGTACATCGTGTTCTTTCTCCCACGCTTCAAAAACAGTATTTCCTTCCAAATCGCTTTTATGGTGTTCTGTTGTGTTATTTTGAAAGTTATGTTTAAAGAATAATTGCAAAGCCTTTCTACAGGTTTCACGAGAAAACACCACCTCATAATGTTGCCCTGTTTCTTCATCTACTTCTATGGCTGGTTCTTCAACTAAAGAAATAGCTTCAATTCCAAATTGTTCTTCTGATTCGTCAATGATTAATTCTACTAATGGCATCATATTTTTATATTTTTTATTACCCTATCCTTGTTGATTGTATTGCATTTTGTTCTAATTGTTCCGCTGTGCTTATATCTTCATAAACTACATACGCCCTTGCTGGTTCGCTATTTCTTTCGTTTATAGCATCGTTTAATTGATTTGTACCAGTATCACCTACAACATTGAATGAAGGGGCTGGAATGGCTGTGGACGAGGGCAAGGATGCACCACCACCACCACCACCACCACCTATATTTGGAGTTTTAACAGCTAGAATCTTTCTAACGTTTAGAAGTCCAAAAGCTCCCGTGGCTACAGCTTGCGCTATTGCATATCCCGGAATCGGTGGTGATCCGGGCTGTGAGAATGTTGCTAATTGACCAGCTATAGCGGAATAGGTATTTACAGTTGCTAGTGCAACGGCAGCCAATTTACCAGCCACAGTTGATTCACCTAAAACAGAAGTAGCAAGCTGTAAACCGCTATTTATAGCCTGTAAATTCTCCTCCTTCGTTTCTTTTTCTAAGTTACTTATTTTTATCCTTGCTCTACTTGACTCTAATAATTCGCCAGTTAATGCTTTATCTGATTCTGCTATACGATCATTTGATTTTCCGTATATTGTTTCCAGTGCGTTAGCCCTCAATTGAGCGTTTACTATTTCTTGTGCATCCTCAGTTAAACCCTCTGATTTAAGACTACCTAAACCCTCTACCTTTGTTCTTTTATTTGAATCGTCACCATCACCAGAACTTTTTGGATTATTTATATTAAATAAAGTTAATTCTAAATCTTTACCTTTTATTTCTGCATCAGTAATAGCTTTTTCTAATTGTTTTATAGCTAATAGTCTTTCGGCTGCTAGTTTTGTAGCTTCTGCTTGTGCAGCATTAGCACCAAAGGCTACATACTTAACCGAACCTACAATAGAATCCCAAAAACTAACCTCGGTAGATGTAGATTTTAATCTAGCTAATTGAGTTTTTAATATACCCACTTCAGCTTCGTTTTGTTCTTTAATAAAGCTAATTTTTGTTTTTGTAATTCTTCGCTTCCTTTACCTTGTGCATTATTTAAGTCTATTTGTTTATCTAATAATGTTATTTGTGAAGATAGATTGTCTTGTATTCCTTTAGTCAATGCTAATTGAGATTCTAAGCCCTCATTAGTTTGGTTAATTAAATCAACTATATCATCCCAATAAGCCACCACAGCACCTAAAGCTACAACTAAAGCACCTATTCCAGTAGCTATTAAAGCTGTTCTAGTACCTTTTAATGATAGGTTGAATAGCTTTGTGGC